TCCATGCTTGTTCTATTTCCACAAAATCGACAAGCTCATTAAATAGACAAGGAAGGAAACGATTACCAACATCACACCACTGTCCGGGCTTAATGTCTTTAGGGTGTGCAGTAAGACTATGAGGACGACTAACCCAACGATTATTGATATAGTACTTAACATCGTAAATTTTTCTAACAGGCCAAGTGACAAAATCTTGGATGTGTCCAAGTGCTTCTTCAGCCAGCCAATATCGGAAGTTGTGTTTCATTTGAGCCTGAGTAGTCCACTCGTCCCACTGTTCGGCTGTGCCCGCACTGAGTTTCTTAGTGCCGCGAAGCCAATCAGCAAAGGGAGTGCAACTCCAGTATGTTGTGTGTTGTGCCATAATAAAGTAATTATACAGTCTTTTTAAAAACCTGTCAATAGTATTCTTTTTTGACTCAAAACTTCCTTTGGTATCCTGCCAAATTTAACATCATTGAATACTGCTCATAGGCTTTTTGAACAGCAGAATTGGTACTACGATAGTATGCTTCTTCTCGTTCTTTGTCCATAAGTGTTTGAAACATATCGATCTCTCCGGAACTATGCCGTTGCCATTTAAAGAAACGACGTTCCATTTCGATTAAAGCTCGAAGTCTACCCTCTGGAATCTCTACAGTGTAGACCTGCTCAGTTTCAAATTGGACGATGTCATTACGAATAATATCGGCCCGTTCTGGGTCTGTAAAGAACTTAGGAGGATGATAACGTGCTCTACGTTTAGAATCGTTGAGCACGTTGACTTCATAGTTACGACAGAAGTCTTTAAGTTCTTCGCTCATATTATAAAATTGTAGTATTAATACTAATCATTATTCGTTCTTCGGATTCGTTTATTTCATCGTTAGAACCATGAAGCAACCAACTAGGAAATAACAATAATGATCCTGCAACAGGTTTAATGAAAAAATGTTCAAAAGTATATTCAGTGTAATAACGTTCAATTCCCATTAACAACACATAAGGGTTGGGATTATAAAAATAAATGTTATTACTTTTATCGTCTGCTTTTAGATAAAGAATACCAGAAATCGCACTTCCTGGATGTCCGTGTTTAACTAGTTTACTTCCTGGAAATTGAATATTCATCCAGCTGTTACTAACCGCCACACGATTAATTTTTTGATAATCGGTATAATCAGCTAATGCATAGTTAAAACGATCTTTTAAATTTTTACAACTAGGAACATTCTGTTCAACGTGATCTAAAATATTAGAATTAGGATTATGTGAAGATAGAGATTCTCCAACTAGAGCATATTTGTTAGGAAAAAATGTTGATCTATCAACAGAATTAATAATGTCATTACACTCTTGTGGAGTTACAAAATCATTTACCACTCGTAACAGTGTAGGAAATAAATTTAAGTTTTGTATTTCCATAATTAAGATTCCTTGACTAAACTATCAGTCATTGGAAAAATTGCAGAAATTGCTTTGGCACAGGCAATAGCTATTTCCTGATGCTCTTTTTGTGTGCCATTGGCCGAACGTAGCTCGATAAAATGAATCCACGAACGTAGTGTACCGTTCATATATAAACGACTTTCGATAAGTCCTTCTGGTAAGACTGCACGAGCTTGTTCTTTGGCTATACCGTTAGCGATAGCCCATTCGTATTCTCTCTGTGCGGCATAGATCACTCGTTGTTGAGCACGGTACCATTCATTTTGTAACATTGTGTCTTCAACTTCGACACTGTTCTGTCTGTTCTTTGGGTCTTGCAGTCTAGCTTCTCTTGTGACAAAATTAAGATCTTTTGTTGGGTCAGCATAGCGTTGGCTGAACTCTTGGAAGCTGAAACTTCTGTGACGCAAAATTTGACGAGCAATGTCTCGAGTAGTTGTAATTTCCATACAAGCACTAACCATTTCGAGAGGACTCCAGTGTGCGTGTTTAACAAGATACTTGATAAGTTTTTCGCTGGTGTCAGTATTAAATTGATTGCTTGGGTTCGAGACTCTGGCACAGAACGCAATAAGTTCCTGTGCATCGTTAATTCCCTTATCGGCAAAATCTGCGGTTGGTTGTGAATAGGATACAAGTGTAACAATCATTGTTTATTTTCTTCTTCGTTTTCAGGAAAGCAAAGTGCTTCCATTGTTTTGTAGTGTTCGTAGGCTCGTTTAAGTGCTTCAAACTTTTCAAGTTTTACTGGATCTGGTACTAGTATTGACAATCTCTTTTCCATCTTAGACATAAACTCTTTTAGACTTTTACCATCTATTTTGAGATCAGTTCCAGCGGCCATATCAATACCATCAGTGCTGATATTTACAGTCGAGGATGTATTATTCCAATTGTAACTAGAACCAGTACCGGTATAGCTAATAGTGCTGCCACCGATACTAGTTACATATGAGCTGCTAGGTAATGTTATGGTATTCATAGAACCACCACCTGTTAGGGTTATGCTGTCAAGAGGATCAATAGTTATTGTATCGATGCCGCTGCTGTAACTGATATTTGCATAGTCAGGAGGAACGGCACCGTAACCACTTATATCAATAACGTCATCGTTATTGGTATTAGACATCTTAGGCCTTGGCTTCTTTGCGGGCGTTCTTTTCTGCTGTGATTTCATTACGGCGAGCCTTAACACCTTTGGCAACTTCTTGCAATGCCTTACGAGCACGAGTGCCTGCTGCACCGTTACCTGCTGCGAACTTAGCATCTTCTGCTAGGAATGCTTCGAAATCTGCTTTTAATTGTTCTACTGTGTTTGACATAATATATTTTCCTTTAGTTATGTTATTCTACTTATTATAGAATTTGGTATGGTCGGTAGGTTTCGAACCTACAAAGGCTGCGACTACGTCTATGCCCCGTCCCCAATCTTGGCTATGGGCCAAGCGGGAGGTCTGCCATATTCCACTCACGACCACATTGTTAGTATATAACCTTGTTTTATGAAATGCAACCTCTTAATGATTAAATAATAGCACATTATGAAACACAATTTTCAATCAATACCATTTCAAAACATAGTTAAATTTGGACAACGAACAATGCTAACCAAGCCATTGTTTGCAGTGAGTTGGATCCTTGGTCGGTTCTGCAACTACAACTGTAGTTATTGTTGGCCATATGCTAGGTCAGATAAACTTGATCACTTTCCGTTAGAAACATATACCGAAACAATAAATGAAATTAAACGACAGGCGAATCGAAACGGATTTAATCAATTTCATTGGAGTTTCAGCGGCGGCGAACCAACAGCCTATAAAAATTTACACGACCTAGTTAAACATATTCAAAGTGATGCAACGTCTAGTTACCAAAGTATTCATATGACTACTAACCTAAGTCCCGGTAGTAAGTGGTGGAACACATGGTGCTCTAATACTTCGTTGTTACAGCGTAGAAGTATCACTGCTAGTTTTCACGACGAGTTTGCTAAAGAGCAAGAGTTTGGAGATAAGTGTCTACAATTAATGTATGAAAATGTTTATGTAACAGTTAATCAAGTAATGGTTCCTGAAAAGTTTTATGAACTGTATGATCGTATGGAACGGTTGCACACTAGGGGAATCAATGTAACGCTCAAACCTCAGAGCGATCCTACAGCATCGGGAATAGTAGATGGTTACACTGAAGATATGATCAACAAAATGCAGACAGGATTTCCACAACGTGCTAACGGAGAAGATGTTCATCAGATTGCATTATATGATGTAGATAATAATGAATATCTTTTTGATCAGGCAGAACGATTCAATGCATTTGGATTTAACAAATTTCAAAATTGGACTTGTAATAGCGGATATCAAAGTGTTATAATAAGAGGTAATGAAGTTAAGCGATCATATAGCTGCCATGATGCGCCTTTAGGAACACTTACTGAAGGATTTAATCTAATAACTAAACCTAGAGTGTGTGTAACTCCTAGTTGTGTTAGTTCAGCAGACAGCAAGATACCTAAATGCAAATAGATACAGAACACCTACATCATTGGATGCAGGCCATCCGACAAAGCCCAGATCCTATGCGGACCATGGATGCATTCTGGTCAGGACAACTTAAAAGTAAAGAGTGGCTGATTGCTAATCTACGTAATAATGTAAACAAATTTGTCAGCATTGATATTCATGGCGGATGGGTTGGTGTGTTGGCCAGTATGTTATTTCAGAGCGATGTTCCAGTTAAACACATTCGTAGCGTTGATATTGATCCTAGTTGTGAACCTATAGCAATCAATATGAATAAAATTGAAGAAATGGTAGGCAAGTTTCGAGCAGTAACAGCAGATATGTGTGATATACGAAGCGATGCAGATGTAGTTATTAACACCAGTTGCGAACATATTACACAAGAACAATTTGAATTGTGGAAAAGCGGAATGCCTTATAATAGTTTATTGGTTTTGCAAAGCAATAATTATAATATACCAGAACACGTTCGCATTGCTAACTCACTAGAAGAATTTAAAAAACAGTGCAACATTAATGTATTATGGGCAGGAGAATTAGAGTTGCCCTTATATACTAGATACATGATAATTGGAAAAAGCACATAGATGTTTAAATTTAACGATCTAAAACAGATACATTTAGAAATTACAAATAACTGTCAGGCAAGTTGTCCTATGTGCAGTAGGAATATCAACGGCGGTCAATCAAATCCGTTGATTGTAAATCAAGAATGGACTCTTGAACAATTCAAAACGATTATGAATCCAGAAGTATTGATGCAGATCAGTGGATTTTATTTCTGCGGAACATTCGGCGATCCAATGATGAATAACGATCTAATTGAAATGTGTCAGTATTCTAAAGAAGTTAAACCTGAACTACAGGTTCACGTCCACACAAATGGCGGAGCACGTAAGGCCGAATGGTGGGCAGAGTTAGCAAGAGCCCTGCCAAAGAATCACATGGTAGTATTTGGATTAGATGGACTTGCTGATACCAATCATTTATATCGTGTTGGCACAAATTTTGACACAATAATTCGCAATGCTCGAGCATTTATTGAGGCAGGCGGAATAGCTGAATGGGCATTTATTAAATTTAAACATAATGAACATCAAGTAGAACAAGCACAGGCAATGGCCAAAGAGCTTGGATTTGCAAGATTTAATTTAAAAGCAAGTTCTCGATTTATATTAGAGCCTCGTGTTAAGGTAGTGAATCGTCAAGGAGACATTACACATTATATTGAGCCGTCTACTGATACCACTATGAAGTTTATTGATAAAAAAGCCATTGACAATTACAAACAAATTGTCAAGGACGCTGTCATTGAGTGTCAAGTATTAAAAACAAAAGAAATTTATATCGATGCATATGGTGATTTTTATGCCTGTTGCTGGTTGGCTAATACACCATATACACATATATCAGAAGATGCATCCTTTGAAGTTAGAAAAGAAATTAAAAAACAACATATACAAATGGTCAACTATCTAGGTGAGGTCAATACATTAAAACGACCGATCAAAGATATTTTAAACAGCGACGAATACCAAAGTATTTGGAATGATATGTGGGATGGGGATAATAAAAATATTATTTGTGCAAGAAGTTGTGGCAAACATCCCGACACTGAGATCAGTAAGTGTACAGATCAGTTCTTAGAAGTAATTAATTTAGATGGATAAATTTTGTCCGTTGCCGTGGATACATTTAGCCACAAGACCAAATGGTGATGTTAGGGTATGCTGCACGGCCAATGCCAGCGGAGCAGGTGAGGTTGACTTAAAAGAAGTTGGTCTTATTATGCAGGACGGAAATATTATGAATCTGCGAGATCATTCTATAGAGGAAGTATGGAATTCTTCTCAGATGAAGACCACCCGATTACAGATGTTGAATGGTCAAATTCCTGCAAGTTGTAATAAATGTTTTGAAGAAGAGTCAAAAGGTATTGTTAGCAAGCGACAATGGGAAACTGTTGTGTGGAAAGAACGATTAGATATAGATTCGATTGTTGCCACAACCGAAGAAGATGGTTCTTTACCTGTTAGTATTCCCTATTTTGATCTACGTCTAGGTAACCTATGCCAACTTAAT